ATTTTCCAACCGGGGGGTAGTTGGATTTTCCAACCGGGGGGTAGTTGGATTTTCCAACCGGGGGGTAGTTGGATTTTCCAACCACTCCAAAGCAACCCAATAATTAGACGTATATTCACAATAACGCACCTTATTTTTTTCGTACTCAAACTTATTGATATATTGTTTATCAACTAATTGTTTGAGTAACTTAATAACCGTGCTTTTATCTAATCCCGTCCATTCGATAAGATACCGCAATGAACCCTTAAAACGGCTTTCGCCGTCTTGACTAAAACCATGTATCAAAGCAAAAACCAATAATTCGTTACCTTTCAATTTAAGTTTCGTAATCATTGGGGCTAATATGGTTATAAAATTGCTATCCCTTATTGTCATTTTCAACAAATTTAATGTTATTACCGTCTTTTCGTTCGTGTGCATTACACGGGAACCGTTTACATGAACCGGGGAATTTATGAAAATAACAACTTTCACAACCTTGCCAACCCGTCCTTTTAATGGCTTTTATCTCTGTATGATTAACAATAATTGTATCGTTAATCTCTATTTCAAATTTTCGTCCCATTATTTGCCGCCCTCCAATTCTTTAACGGGTTCCCACGCCTTGCGTACTTTCAAAACATTGTCGGCACTCTCATTGGGAACCAACGACACGACGGGAAAACGGGAACGGTCGCCCGGTTTTTGCGTCGTGGCAAATTGTACATTCAAATCAAAGATAATGCCTTTGCAAAATCCCCGTTCCGCTAACATACCGTCGAACGTTTCCCGAATTTGCGGGATTGTGGACGCCGTACCCTTTGTTGCGAATTGCCAAACCCCGGCAACCCCACGAACCAAAGGAACAATAAAGTTTAGCGTTAATGTTACCTCCCAACCGTCGCAATCCGGTTGGCGGCTCTTTTTGTTCGGGTAACGCTTCGTTATCGACTGCATTAAGTTTGGGTATTTCTCCGTTGTCAATGTTTCGTATTTCTTTCCGTCCCATACTTGGAACGTATCGCCATCGCCCGCCGCAATCAATCGCCCGTCGTCGTCCCGGTATTCGTAACGCTCGTTACATACTTTTGCCGGGTCGTCGTCCGGGAAAACAATTTGTATTGTTTGCGGCTTTTCGCCGTATGCTTGCGTAAATAACCCGGCATACTTTCCCGTTGGTATGAAGTAATCAACGCTTTGCGGATAACCGTTTGCGTTTTTCATACCGATTTTTATTTGACCGACACGGGGCAATATCAAACGGGATTTTTCCGCTTCCGGTCTGATAATCCTACCTTTTATATTTCCATTCATAACCTTTATGTTTTTTGCGTAATCCTTTGCAACATCTAACTATTAGCGAATTATTAAAACCGTCCCTTTCTGCTAAATTTATAGATTGGTATTCTTTAATAACAACGCCATTTTTAAGCATTAAAACCTCTTTTGATAAGTGGTTATTGGCTCCAAATTTACCCGTCATTGGCTTACTTGCGCTTTTAGATTGCCGTTGTTTTGTAATCGGATTATTGTTATTTTCCGAATGTGTAACCCAACGCAGGTTATCCACATGGTTATTAAACGGGTTCCCGTCGATATGGTCGATACATGGTTTATTTAGTGGATTATCAATATACGTTTCGGCAACTAATCTATGAACATATATAGTACATTTTACACCAAAATTATAAAGACAAACACACAAATAACCCTTACGCAAAAACGGCTTTAATTCTTTCCCCGTTATTTTAGAGAAAACAACGCCGTTTTTGTTTATCAAATAGCAATCAAATCTTTTTATCGTTTTCATATTTCGGGGTCGTCGTTCAACATCTTTTTCCTACTCTCATTTTTGGGCTTTTTAGGCTCATTTGCGGGCTTTACTTTCTTTTCCGTGGTATTACCACGCTTTGCGGTCGTTTTGCCCGTGGCGGCTTTCTTTTCCGGCTCCTTTGCCTTTTTGGGCGCACGTTTAACAATGGTTGTTTTCTTTGGCTCCTTTTCCGGTTCCGGTGCATCCGCCTTGACTTTCTCGGCGGCGTCCGTATTTTCGTCCGGGGTCGGCTCCTTTGGGGCTTTAGTTTTAATCAATTCCGCCAACGATAAGGATATTACGTTTTGCGTTAAATCCGGGGCATTGTCTAACAATACCATACCATTAACCGACGTAAACGTATTATCTTTCTTTTCGTCCTCAATAGCCGCAATTTCCAATAGATACGGGATTTTCCGTATATTGGGGCTATCCGTTTGTTCTTTCAGATTGTACGACGGACGTTTGCGCCAATCTTTCGGGCTGAAATTGAAAATACGGGTAACGGGGAATTGCTCAAAATTGACGTTCCACATATCCCGGTACATTCCTAATTGTATTTCGCTTTCCTCGTAAAAACCTTTTCGCCCACTTTTGAAATCGACAATTGCGTTAATCCGGTCGTCGCTTCCAATCTTTGCCCGCATGGTACACGGGAAATCAATCATTCCGGCGTACTTGTAATACGGGTGTACCAACGCAATTTCAACGGCTAACGGTCGTGCATCATAGTCCAATACGAATTGCGCAAACGCCAATACGTCCTTTTTCAAATCGTCGGCGTAATAAATAAAGTCGTCCGGCAATCGGTAAACCTCAATGTATTCTTTTAGTTTGCCTTTCAGTCCGTCCAAATCATACGCCCGGTTAATCAATAATTCCTCAAATGCGGCGTGCATAAACGTTCCATACGCCGCCCGTTCGCCTTTGTATCGCTCGGCTTCCTCAATGCCTTTGTTCGCAATCCAATTTATAAGGTGCGGGGCTTTGGGTAATGTTTGGGACAATATGGTTGTAACCGACGGGAAAAACTCCGGGTTCCCGGCGTCGTCATATCGGTAATAATATCGGTGTCCCTTGCTGTTTAACTGCCAAACCTTATACGGGGGTTCAATCAATGTTTTTTCGTCGAAAAACATTGCCGTCATTTCCTCAACCGTCATGCCCGGTATTATCTCAAACACTCCGGTTGGTTGTTCCGGTTGAACATCAACGAACGGGGGAATAATTGTTTGTTGTTCCTCGTTAATCTCCGGGAACATATCCGGGGCAACATTGCCGACGGTTCCCGCAACCTCTTTTACCGGGTCGCCCGGTTTATCGCTCTTTGCTCTCATTACTGTACTTTTTATATTCTGAAATTCCACATAATACCATTGCGGCGCACATTGCCGCAAATAACAATTGCCACGGGTTCCAAAATGCGCCAATCAAACAACATAACCCCAATGCGCCAAACGTAACAATTAGGGCTTTCGCTTGAAACAACCCGGAAAACATGGTTTCGGCGGCGGCTTCCAACCATTCGATAAACTTACTTTTCATTGTTTCCGCCCTCCATGCCAAACAGGTAATCCGCCGTACAATCCAACATTTCGCAAAGAATAACGACCCATTCCGGGACAATCCGTTTGGTCGTGCCGTTACATAAATTCGTCATATTTACCTGTTGTGCGCTCTCGCTTGCACCCTCAAAAAGACGGGCGGCAATGTCTTTTTTCAAAACTTTTTTCCCGTTCGCCTCGGAACGGGCGATTGCTTCGTTTACTCTTAATCTCAATGCCATAACTTAATTTTTTTGTTAATAACTTGGTTCGTTGCTCTCTTTGTATCCGCAATTGCGGCACGTTTTTTCCTCCCAAATCGGGCTATATTCCGGCGGGGTCAAATATCCGTCGCCTCCGGTACGTCTATACTCGCCGTCTGTAACCTCCATTTCCCCGCCACACTCCGGGCAATCATCGTCGCCAATCAATACACATTCCAACAGGGCGTCCAAATGGACGGAACGAACCGGGGAAATACCAATTGCCCGGATAACGTCCACCATTTCCACAACGGTAACATCCCGTTCGTAACAATCGGAAATCGGGCAACCCCAATTGTCCGGCGTTTCCTCAATTATTTTTTTATTGAGTAATTCCGAAACGATAATGTCGGATACCTGTTTGGCGGGTTTCCCGGAAAGGGTCGCCAACTCGTTTAATTCTTTGCTTTCTTTTACTCTCATATCTTTGCCGGGTATTCCCCCCGGTAGGTTTTATTTTTCTTCTTTATACAAAATTCCCTTATATGGTTTCCCGGTATCGACACTCTTTTTTATCAAATGTCTGTACATACCCCGCTTTTCCGCATCTATATAATTGTCAAAACGAACACATTCTTTCCCGTCCGCTCCATATCCGACTATTTGGCAATTAT